TTGGCAACTTCAATATTGAAGGCTTACATAAAAGTCTGCGTGAAAATGGCCTAAAAGGTAATAAACATATACCAGACATTTACAAGTTTTCGGCAAGACATCAAAGAATAGAAATTATTCAAGGATTAATGGACACTGATGGTTACATCACAAACAGTGGAAAAATGGAGTTCTGTCAAAAAGATGAAAACATTGTTGACGACTTCATCTTTATTCTTAGGTCTTTGGGTGTAAAAACTCGTAAAAGACCTAAGTCTGTAAAAGGGAATTTATATTTTATAGTTAGATTTGCCACAGACTTATTCAACTGCTTTAGATTACCACGTAAATTATCCAGACAATCCACTCATAATTATAAAGAAAAAAACAAAAGACTATATATCAAAAAAATTGTAGAGACAGAATCCATTCCAACAAAATGTATACAAGTTGACAATGAGAGTCACTTATTTCTAATTGGAAAAAATCTAATTCCTACACACAATACTACAACATCTGTCGCGTATATACTACACTATATTCTATTCAATGAAAATGTAAATGTTGCTATACTTGCCAACAAATCTTCTACTGCCCGTGAAATTATGAGTAGACTTCAACTTGCTTTTGAATATCTACCGTTCTTTCTTAAGCAGGGTGTTATTGAGTGGAATAAAGGTTCAATAGAATTGGCTAATGGATCAAAAGCATTAGCAGACTCAACTTCAGGTTCTTCTGTACGTGGTCGTGCTTTCAATATGATATTCCTTGACGAGTTTGCATTCGTTCCCAATAACATTGCCGAAGCATTCTTTATGTCAACATACCCAACCATTTCATCTGGTAACACAACCAAAGTTATCATAGTGTCTACTCCAAATGGTATGAATCTATTCTATAAAATGTGGACTGAAGCAGTCGAAGAAAAAAGTCTTTATAAACCAATTGAAATTCACTGGTCTATGGTTCCTGGTCGTGATGAGAAGTGGAAAGAAACAACCATTCGTAACACATCACCAGATCAATTCCGTCAAGAATTTGAATGTGAATTTATTGGTTCAACGAACACACTAATACATCCAGTCAAACTTCGTTCACTTGTATGGCATGAACCTATTCGTAAAGATATGAATGATTGTTTACATATTTACAAAGAACCTATTCCTAATCATACATACACAATGACCGTTGATGTTGCAGAAGGTCTAAACCAAGACTATTCAACATTTTCAATTATAGATGTTACAGAGTTTCCATACAGACAAGTTGCGAAATATAAGAATAATAAGATAACACCATTATTGTTTCCAACTGTAATTCTTCAAGCAGCAAAAATGTATAATGATGCATTTGTTCTTGTAGAAATAAATTCTATTGGATTACAGGTATCCGATATTCTTCATCATGAACTAGCATATGATAATCTAATCAAGATTGAAACAAAAGGTAAGCATGGTCAACAACATACTCCCGGATTCAAAAAGAAGATTGCATATGGTCTCAAGACCAATAAACAAACCAAGATGATTGGTTGTGCTAATATAAAGACATTGATTGAATCTGATAAGTTAATTATCAATGACTATGATACTATTCAAGAACTAATGACATTCTCTGCTGATAAACAAACATTCAAAGCAGAAGAAGGTAATAATGATGATTTGGCAATGACACTGGTACACTTTGGTTGGTTAACAGGTCAAAGATACTTTAAGGAAAATATTAATAATGATATTAGAAGTGCATTGCAACAAGAACAGATGAATATCATGGATCAAGACTTAGTTCCATTTGGCATCATTGATAATGGAGTTGATGAGTTTGATGATCCTGAAGCAGATGCAAAGGAGAAGTGGATAGTCAGTAAAGGCAATAGATTCGTATTTGATAACACTGATTGGGAAGTGTTAAGTAATAGATATAAACTATAATTCATTGAAGGGCTGACATAGCCATTATATAGTGCTTGTCAAGGTTGTCAAGTGAAAAACGTCATTTTTCTAAATAATATAAGACAATAATAAACAACCCTTCCAAAAAGGAGTATAAAAAGATGGCATTTTTTCTTTCACCTGGAGTCAATGTTTCTGAAATTGACTTGACAACAATCGTACCTGCCGTTGGTACTACTGAAGGTGCTTATGCTGGTAATTTCGTATGGGGTCCAATGGACACGATTGTGAACATTTCTAACGAAGTTGAACTTGTCAATACTTTTGGCAGACCAGATGCAAACACTTTTAGATCATTCTTCACCTGTGCAAACTTCCTCTCTTATGCTAGAAATTTGAGAGTCGTTCGTGCATCAAATACAGGTTCACGTAATGCAACATCAAATGGTTCTGGTATTCTTATCAAGAATAGAAATGATTATGAAATCAATTACTTAGGTATTCCTGCTGCTGCAAATTCATTAGGTATGTTTGCTGCAAGATATCCTGGCACATTAGGAAACTCACTTAAAGTTTCTCTCTGGGCATCAGCAAATTCTACAGCATATGCTGGATGGGAATATGCTGAACAGTTTGACGGTCCTACCGGAACATCCACATATGTATCAAATGTAGGTGGTGCAAATGACGAAATGCATATAATCGTCCTTGATGAAGGTGGTAGATTTACGGGCCTTGCTAATTCTGTATTAGAAAAATTTCAATATGTATCTAAGGCATCAGATTCTGTAAATGATGATGGGTCTTCAAATTATTATGTTAACGTAATTAATGATCGTTCAAGATACATCTATATTCTAAATCATGCACTCAATGAAGCAGATGCTACAGAAGAAACTGCAACTTGGGGCCTTCCTGCATCTGGAACAGAATTTGAAGAGGACAGCACATCATACACATCTTCACTTTCAGATGGCACTGTGCAAAATCCAACTGATGGTGATATTACCCTAGCATACGACAAATTTGTCAATGCAGAAGAAGTTGACGTATCTCTTATTCTAACTGGTGCACATTCTCAAACTGTATCTGAATATGTCGTAGATAATGTTGCTGAAGTTAGAAAAGACTGTGTTGTATTCGTTTCTCCAGATTATAACGATGTTGTTAATAATGCCGGAGACGAAGTGACAGATATGATTGATAAAAGAAATCTATACAATTCATCTTCATACGCAGTTATGGACGGAAACTGGAAATATCAGTTTGACAAATATAACAATGTATATCGTTGGGTTCCTCTCAATGGTGATATTGCCGGTCTATGTGTAAGAACAGATTTTGAGCGTGATCCTTGGTTCTCACCAGCAGGTTTCAATCGTGGTCAAATCAAAAATGTCGTCAAACTTGCTTGGAATCCAACTAAAGCAAATAGAGACGATATGTATAAGAATGGCATCAATCCTGTTCTATCTTTCCCAGGTGAAGGTGTTGTTCTATTTGGTGACAAAACAATGCTTGCAAAACCATCTGCATTTGACAGAATTAACGTCCGCAGATTGTTCATTGTTCTTGAAAAGGCAATTGCTCGTGCTGCAAGATACTCACTCTTTGAGTTCAACGATGAATTTACAAGAGCACAGTTCGTAGCACTAGTTGAACCATTCCTACGAGATGTTCAGGGTCGTAGAGGTATCTTCGATTTCCGTGTAGTATGCGATACTACAAATAATACTCCTGAAGTTATCGACCGTAATGAATTTGTTGGCGATATCTACATCAAACCAGCAAGATCAATCAACTTTATCCAGTTGAACTTCGTAGCAGTGCGTACTGGTGTTGCGTTCGAAGAAGTTGTCGGTAGATTTTAATTCTTAATATAAATAAAATATAAAAATAAGGAGTAGTTAAAAAATGGCATTTAATATAAATCAATTTAGATCACAAATGTTGTACGATGGGGCAAGACCCAATCTATTTGAATGCACGCTCACATTCCCAACTGGTGTTAGTGTACCAGATGGTGCTGGCCGCAAACTAACATTTATGGCAAGAGCAGCACAGCTTCCAGGCTCTACTGTAAATCAAATCTCTCAGTTTTATTTTGGTAGGGAGTTGAAATTTTCTGGCAATAGAACTTTTCCTGAATGGACAATCACAATTATCAATGATGAAGATTTTATTGTCCGTAAAGCATTTGAAATATGGTTAAATGGATTAAATTCCCATGCCGGAAATTTAAGAAATGCAAATTTTGAAAATCCAAGAAGCTATCAGAGACCAGCAACTGTTACACAGTTTGGTAAAACTGGAGACCCTATCAAAGCATATAGATTCGTAGGAATGTTTCCAATAGATATATCCCCAATTGAACTTGATTGGGGTGCTAATGATGCCATTGAAGAATATGCTGTCACACTAGCATATCAATGGTGGGAATCTGATACAACAGATAGTGCCTCTAGTAACACAGCCACCACAGGCACAACAGTAGTGGCTAGAATAGACTAATATATAAAGTAGGGTGGAGAAATCCACCCTACATTTTCAAGGAGAAATATTTAATGGCCGTGACATTATTCGGGTTCGAGATATCCCGAAAACCAAATAAACAGCATAATCAGGATGAGCAAAATAAAACATTTGCCTTGCCTCAGAATGATGATGGTGCAGTCACCATTCAATCTGGGTCGTATTATGGCACATATGTTGATCTTGATGGTGTTGTTCGTAATGAAATTGAACTGATCACCAGATATCGTGAAATGTCTATGCAGCCAGAATTAGAAACTGCTATTGATGAAATTGTCAATGAAGCAGTTGTAATTGAAGACTCAGGACACTCGGTAGAAATCAATGTTGATGATCTAGAAATCTCCGACGCAATCAAGAAAAAGATGCGTGACGAATTTGAGTATGTTCAGAAACTCTTGAACTTTGGTAACATGGGACATGATATTTTCAGAAGATGGTATATTGATGGTAGAATGTTCTATCATGTTGTCATTGATGAATCATCACCAGCCAAAGGCATTCAAGAAATTAGATATATTGATCCACGAAGAATCCGAAAGATTCGTGAGATTCAAAAGACCAAAGACCCAAAAACGGGCATGGAAATCATCAAAAAGCAGAATGAATACTATCTTTATAATGAAAGAGGTGTAATCGGTGCACATTCTAACCTAGGCACCAAAATTTCAACAGATGCTATCGTAAATGTCAATTCTGGTTTGATGGATTCTAAGAGAGCAATGGTTCTCTCATATCTACATAAAGCAATCAAGCCACTCAATCAGTTGAGAATGATTGAAGATGCTACAGTAATTTACAGATTATCAAGAGCACCAGAACGCAGAATATTCTATGTTGATGTTGGTAACATGCCAACGATCAAAGCAGAACAATATCTTCGTGATATCATGGTCAAGTATAGAAACAAACTTGTATATGATTCTAGCACTGGTGAAATTAAAGATGATAGAAAACATCTTTCTATGCTTGAAGATTTTTGGCTACCAAGACGTGAAGGTAGCAAAGGAACAGAAATCACAACACTTCCCGGTGGGCAAAATTTAGGCCAGATGGAAGACGTTCAGTATTTTGAAAAGAAGTTATACAAATCACTCGGCGTTCCAATCTCAAGATTGGAAGCACAGCAAGGATTTTCTCTCGGCAGAACAACAGAGATCACCAGAGATGAATTGAAATTTACAAAGTTCGTTCAAAGGCTAAGGAAT